TCATACAAGGCGACAAAGAAAAACCTTTAATAGTTAAAGATGGATTCGACGATGAGAAGCAAGCAAGACTGGACAAACTAATCGCCAAAATACTAGCAACTAGAGACGAATAGTATTTTTTTCAATATTAAATAACATATTTTGTTAGTTAATAATAAATTATGTTATTTTTACAAAGTATAAAGACATCAAACACTTGCAAAATCATATCGGATAAGAATGTGGAATAATCCGGTGTTTAAGAAGTTCCACATAGATTGATGTTTTTTCAAACGGGGAAGTAGCTCAGGTGTAATCAGGTATAAATCTACTGCGATTATTAGCACAAAGGTTAGAGCGCTGTAGAAAAACAAATTTAAGGTCTGTGTACAGGATGCTTTCGTATTGAAAGAAGTTTGTTTTCCAGAGGTCATTGGTTCGACCCCAATTTTCTCCACAACAACCTAGAAGGAAGGACAATCGAAAGATTTGTTTTATATGTTTAGCTAGCAAATAAAATAAATTTTCTCAAAAGTACAATGAGATAGATTGTCCGATGAAATAGCAAGGTAGAGCATTTGGTCAGCTCGTTGGTCTCATAATCCAAAGGTCAGGGGTTCAAATCCCCTCCTTGCAACTAAAAAAAAAAAACAATGATGTTAGAAATATCCAATAACAGAGTTATACTAAATGGTAAAGAAACCATCAATGTAGAGGAGATTGGTTATGCATTATTAGACTATGCAGAAAACTTGCCAAACAATCAAAACGTAACTGATTTTGCATTTTTAGTAGATAGAAATGACGTTGTAGATCGATTTACAAAATACTTATCTGATAATGCCTTTCGCAACACTTTAGAGCGTAGAAATTTAATTGAACTATTGGTAACGATGAATGATTTTAGCGCAAAGGATTTCGTTAATCAAGCAATGCAACTCAAGGCATCATATCCAACTTGCTATAATTTTTTAACGGTTTGCGTTGACGCTAAAATATTAAGCGCTTCTCCAAAGAATTACAAATTTATAAATTCCTAACTATGAATTCAGACACCTTAAAAATTCAATTACTTCAAAATATAGCAATTCAGAATTACCTTCTGGAGCATGGTTCTAACGATGAGGTTATCAATACTAAAATCGAAGAAATTAGAAAGCAATTATTAGAGATTGAAAAGAATAGAAATAAAATATAAATGCTTACAGATGCTGAAATATTAGAACTCGAATCTCTATTGAAAGATAGGGATATTGATATTTCGCGCAAAAGATTATGCAAAAATGATGTTGATGCAAACGCAAACTACAAACTTCTAAAAAATGCAATCGAATCACAGAAATACGAAATCATAGATGGTAAACCAAAACTTGTTGCTGGATTTAGGGGCGCTGGACTTGAAGGATCTTCTCGTTCAGGTAAAACTTGGTCCGGCATTGATATAATTATTTGGCTTTGCCTATTCGTTGACTTAGATGGATGTACAATTAATATCTATCGAGAGACATACAATGAATTTAAAACTACTCTTTACGATGATTTTAAACGTCGGCTTGATGATTTTGGACTACCTAATAAATTCAAGGAAAATGACGAAATAAAATCTTTCAGAATCGGAAATAGTAAAATATTTTTTATTGGTGACGGAAAACACGGGGGAGGTTGTGACTATGCTTTTTTTAATGAAATAATGTTTATCAAGAAGTCGGTTTTTGACCAGGTTAAAATGCGTTGTCGTAAATTTTGGTGGGCAGATTACAATCCTTCATTTACCGAGCATTGGTTTTTTGATAACGCATTGAACAGGCCAGATGTAACATTCCTGCGAACAACATTTAACGACAATAAGCATATTTCAGCACAAGAGCGTCAAGAAATTGTTATAACTGAACCGTGGAAAACAGGTTCTTATATCGTAAAGGACAATGTAATTCAGTGTTATAATAAATTGACTGGAAAAGTCGAGCCTATTTCAGCAACTAACCAGCCACCACCGCACGTTGAAAATATTAAGAACGGTACCGCTGACGAAAGTTACTGGCGTATTTATGGACTTGGGTTACGCGGGGCAATGAAAGGTTTGATATTTCCCTACGTTAAATGGATTGATAAAGAGGAATGGCCAAAAGACAAGGCCTCAATTTATCCAAATGATTTTGGCTTTACAGTTGATCCAAATACATTAGTTCGATATGCAGAGGATGATTTTAATATTTGGATTGAGCCCTTAAGTTATGAGCCAATTGAAACTCCTGAAGTGCTTGCTCTATTGCTTGAAGAACTTGGAATAGATAAGTCAAAGGATATTATTCCTTGCGATTCAGCGGATAAATACACAGGAGAAAACAAGGGCACGGTAGAAATGGTTAAAGGGTTGAAAAAACTAGGGTTTGAATTTGCTTACAAAATAAGTAAAACAAATTCGGTCATGTTCTGGCTTGCTTCGATGAAGAAAAAGAAAATTCACATTGTTAAAAATCATCTATATAAGCAAGCTTTGAAAGAACAGCAAAATTACAAAATGAAAGAAATTGGCGGTATTTCAATTAATCAGCCATTAGACAAGTTTAATCACATGTGGGATGCTGCACGATATGGCCACATCGCTCACAATTCAAAAACAACAGTTCTTGCTACATCGCAAGAAGTATTAAATACAATTAATTACTAATAACAATATTATGGAAGAATTATTAGCATTGCTTGCTTCGGACCCAAAAAAAGCCATTGCACAAATCAAATTAAAATCAAAGGAGACCGCTAAAATAGTTGAGTATCGTAAAGAGTTTAAAGATTTTGATAGAACTATTCGCGAAACACAAGTAGGCAAAATTCAGAAAGATAAAACTGTTGGCACTGGCGAAAAAGCAAAGAACGTTAAAGCCGTTAGAATTCCAATAAACTTTGCAAAGAAAATAGTAAATACCGCAACTGCTTTTGAAGTAGGAAAGCCCGTTAATTTCATTCCATCACAAGAAAGCGAACTTTCAAAGCTTATAGACTTGATTTGGAAAACAAATCGCCTTGATGCAGCTATTCAAAAATTAGTTTCGTTGTGCAAAACTGAAACTCAAAGCGCATTAAATTTCTACATTTACAATATTAAAGTAGATGGAATCTTTAATAAAATTCTTTCGTCATTAGGCCTTAAGGCAAGCAAAGAAATCAAAGTTAAAGTGCTCGATAATACTTCGGGAACTATGACGCCTTATTTTGATGCAAACGGAAATATGCAACTATTCATGTGGGAGTATCAAACGCTTGATCGCGCCGAAAAGTCGATTAATAATGTTCAAATTTGGGATGAAAAATCATCTTTAATTTATAACGATGCTTCTGGAAGCATGATTCAAATTAGTAAAATCCCACACGGTTTTGATAGAATTCCAATAGTTTATACTTCACAAGATGAGCCAGAGTGGTTTGATGTGAAAGATTTAATTGATAGGTTTGAAGTTGCCATTTCTAAAGGCGGCGGTGCCAATGATAGAACCGCTCACCCTATCTTGATGACTGTTGGGGAAATCACATCGCTTCCAGATAAAGATGATGATGGAAAAGTGATCAACTTTCCAATGAAAAAAGACGATGAAGGAAAGTATGTAAACGGCACAGCCTCATTCATTGAATCATCTGGAGGAAATGAAAGCCATAAAAACGAATTGGAGTTGGTTTACAAGCTTATTTTTGCAATATCACAAACTCCTGATTTATCATTTGACAATTTGAAAGGCCTAGGCAATGTTTCGGGAGTTGCTTTGAAGCTGATGTTCTTGGATGCTATTATCAAAGCGACAATGAACGAGGGAACTAATCGCACAATGATTGAAAGGATATTAAATATTATAATTTCAGGAATTGTTACAACAACTAATACAGGTATGAAAACTGAAGCTGCATCTTTGTATTACGATATAATATTTAACTCAATTCTGCCTGATGATTTAGCGTCTGCAAGTGCTGTAATAATCGACTTAAAAGATGCGGGTTTAATATCTTCTTCAACCGCGATAAAAATGCTTGACATTGTTGACAATCCAATCGAGGAATTAGCATTGGTTAAAGCGGAGAAAGCAACAGAAGTTATTCCGACAACTCTATAATATGAATATTCCTAACGAGTACGAAATACAAGATATTGTTTATTTAAGGCACGACATCGAACAACTTCCAAGAATGGTAGTGGCCATAATTTGGGATGGCCACAAAGTAATGTATGAGCTCATTTCAGGAACTACCGCATCACAACATTACAGCTATGAAATTTCTAACATAAAAATAATCTACTAATGATAAAATCAATTCTAAATTACTTCTACGAAAGAGCCAAACGCAAAGCTCGTATAAAGGCAAAAACTGAAAGCGTAATTCAAGATTACGAAAAATTGATTAATGAATTTAAGGAAATTCAAGAACGTCCTTCTCGATTTTCCAAAAAGACAAAAGATAGAGTTAATTCCAGAGTTCAGTATCTAATCAGAAAAGGGCATATTAAAGTAAATAAATAATACGCAATATTGTGTAATTTTGTAAAAGTTTTGTATATTTACAATCTCGAAGTATGAAGCGATACTTTTCAATTCAATATCTAAAACACCTACTATTCATTTGGTAGGTGTTTTTTTAATTAAACAAAGTTTTAAACTATAAGTTAACAACAAAAGAACATGAAAAAATCAATTTTTACATTGCTATTATTAGCAACATTAGTTTCTTGCTCAAAGGATGACTGCATCGGGAACTACGACGAAATTTACAACCACTACCAACAGCAAATCGAACATGTTATTGCAAATCCGATACCTGGATGGGGAGTTGATTACAGAAAAATTAATTTATTAAAGCAAGAAAGAGACGGAAAGCTTGCAAACGCATGTAGGTAAAACAACAAAAAAATGAAAGTAACGGGCAAAGTCCACCACATTGGACAAACAGAAAACATTGGAAGTAATGGATTTACTAAAAGATTATTGGTAGTTGAAACCGCTGAACAATATCAACAGAAGCTACCAATTGAATTTGTAAAGGATAAAACTTCATCACTAGACCAAATTAAAATTGGTCAGGAAGTAACGGTAAGTATTAATTTGAGAGGTAGTGAACACAATGGAAAATACTACTCTCAAATTCAGGGATGGAAAGTTGAGTAATTAAATCAAAAATATTAAATCATGGAACAAATAATTTACGAAATAAAGGGAATTAAATATGTGCTTTTTTCATTACAATTACCTGATAGAAATGAAGGTAAAGAAATGGTAAATACGTTTAGAAAAATGGATGCAATAATTCAGTCTTATGAAGTTGTTGAAACCTTTTGGGCTGGTAAATCTATCAAAGCAAAAGTATTAATTCCAGAAGAATTCGCTCACTTATTTAGTGATATTCAAATGTTATAAATATTTTAAAATTAAAAGCATAAATAATTTAGTATGATAAATCCAAATATTAAAACTAAAGTTGTTCATTCTGAATCTAAAACCGCTTGGAATATTGTAGGAACGACAATTCCTGGTAAATATAAAATTGCTAGAATTCCATATTTAGTAACAGGCGATGAAATTATTGATTTCGTTGAAAAAGCAGAATCACTAAGTCATGCTTTATTTATTTCAAAATGCTTCAATGAAGCTGATAGAATATTAAAATAATTCATCCCTCATTCGAGAGAAGAAAATCAAAACCCGCACATCTTAAATGGTGTGCGGTTTTTTTGTGTATAAAAATATTATTTATAATTATTCCAAATTACCAAATATTGTGTATATATTTGTTTCTAATTATATATTAACTAACATTTTAATTATGGCAGTAAAACCAGAACAGATTAAGGCACGACTTCGGATATTGTTTCCAAAGGCGAACTTATCGCAAAAAAGGATAGACGCAATTGCGGCTAAACTATGTTTAAAACCAGCAGATAACGCTGACGACACGGCAATTGATGAAGTGTTAAATGGAGCAAATGACTTTATGTCTTTCGAAGATATCGCAAAAGACGATGACCGAGTAAGAACATTAGAGGCAAATCAAAAAACTCCACAAACACCAGCAGAAATTGAAGCGGCCAGAGTTGAAGCAGAAAGGGTTAAAAATTTAAACAATCCAAAGCCAGCCGATGATGCGCCTGAATGGGCAAAAGCCTTACTCAAGCAAAACGAGAAGCTTACAATGGATTTAGAAGCAATCAAAACTGGGAATGTAACCCAAACCAAAAAACAGACAGCATCTGACTTATTCGGAAAATCTGAAATCTTAAAAGGTCTAAAACCAGAACTTAAAGAAAGATGGTTGAATAGAGTTAATGTTGATTCAGAAACATCATTTGATGATCAAATCAAAGAATTGGAATCTGAATATAATCAATTGGTACAGGTTAACGCTGACACTAATTATTATGCACCACCAGCTGGAGGAGGAAGTCCTTCTGATGTGAAAGCAGATCAAGCGGTTGTGGATAAAATGTTACAAGGAATTTAAAAAAAAGTATTAATCTAAAAATTTAAAGTTATGTCGGGAACCACCGCTAATTTGAATAATACCGGAGACAACTTCGATACTGGTAATGACAGTATTGTTATCGTTTCAAACTTGGAAACAATTCCAGGCGGTAAAACGTTGGACACAACAGGATTTACTCCTAAAGTGATTCCAGCGGGGCACATCATTATCGAGCAAACTTCGAATGGTGTTTTAAAGCCAATGCCAGTATCGGGTGAAAATTACGCTGCTTTACCAGCTTCTCACACGTACAAAGGCGTCTTGATCTCAAGTATTTTGACAGCTAAACCATTTGCCGCAATTATGGTAAGAGGTTCTGTTAACAGAAATGCTTCTAAGTATGGAATTTCTTCCATTTTGTCGGCTGTAGTAACAGCATTACCATTAATCAGATTTACAAAAGACTAAGCGATGAATCAATCATTATTTGTACAGTTCATAGCATACTTTGCTTTGCTATCGAAAACCATTGAAGAGAAAGTAAATGGTAAGAAAACTGAGTTGACATACTTGCACAAGCAAATGTTGACCGAAAGATTAAGTGTTGACTTGCAATGGAAAAGTTTATCCGTAAACTCAAACATTGTAGCTGCTGATATTGTAGCGTTAGATTCTGCGCTTCCGTTGAAAAAAAGAGACAGTTTTGGAACCGCTTCTGGAGATATTCCAAAGGTAGGAATGAAAATGCAATTGTCCGAAAAACAAATGACTGACATAGACGTGTTAAAAGCTCGTAATGTTGAAACTTCTGTTTTAGTAGATAAAATTTTCGACGATCAAAAGAAAGTTACAATGGGTATTCACGAGCGTAACGAATTCATTTTCTTGCAAGCTTTGTCAACAGGTGTTGGTTTAGTTGAAGATGAAAATAACGTTGGTACCGGAATTAGAGTTGACTTTGGGTATCCGAATTCTAACAAGTACGGAGCAGTAAAAGCTTGGTCTGATCCAACAGCAAAGCCTATTGATGATATTAAGCGTATCGTTAAAGCGGCTCGAATTGCAGGAGATAATATTAAGTTTTTACTTATGTCAGATACAGCTTTTGATAGAATGGCAGATAATCAACAAACACGTGAAAACTTTGCGTTTTCTCAAGGATTTGTGGGCTCTACTATTCCGACTCCAGACTTCCAGCAAGTCAATGAACTTATGCAGCGAAAATTCGGTTTAGAAATTGTTATTGTTGACAGAACGGTTATTACAGAACGTGATGGTGTTAGAACAGTCAACACGCCTTGGGCAGTTGATAATGTTATCTTCTTGACGTCTATGAATGTTGGAGAATTGACATACGGTATTCTTGCAGAAGAAACACGGAAGTCGCCAAAGGTGATGTATGAAAAATCAGGTTCTTACATTCTATTGAAAAAATGGAGTACCGATGAACCTTTTGCGGAGTTTACTTCTTCTCAAGCATTAGTTCTTCCAGTAATCAATAATGTAGGTTCAATTTACTTATTAAATTGCGAAGAAGCTACAGCATCATTAGATGTTCAAACAGAAGGTAATGTGACTTACTTGTACAAAGCAGTAAATTATACTAAAGCTTCTGTAATTGCAGCAATCAACTTAGCAACTGGAGCAACAACTGCCAAAGCAAACAATACTGACGCTACTTTAGCCAAGTACATTGATGCTTTGAATGAAGAGCAAGTATTGATCTTCGAAGCAAACATAACTCCATCAGCATAACATGTATTTAGAACCAGCAATTACGACTTTAACGCAACGGATATCTTGGG